TGGTTCTGCATGTTAGCCAAAGCCTGTGCTCTTGCTACGTTGAATGCACTCTGACCGCCAGCAATAGCCTGCTGGTAGATTGGGTCGCTCTCTAGGCTCCACTGATTAGCAGATGTAGATGAGCCTGATGTACCCTCTGAAATTCCGCCAGTAACTGCAGCAGGAGTAGCTGTATCTGTAAATACTTGACCCATTGGGTCAGCGTTTGCAGGGCTACCTAGTCTTACGTCATCAGCCATTCCCTGACCAGGAATGCTAATACCTTGCCCAAGTCTGACGGTAGAGCCAGCTCCGAAAGCCTGCCCCCTTGTTTGCTTGTTTAGCTTAAGAATGTTGTCGGCAATAGCACGCTGTTGTGCTGTAGTGGCAGTAGGCGAGGCTTGCCTAGCAAGCCCGATAGCTTTTACAGGTTCTGTGACCTTTACTTTTGCCATTATCTACTAAACCTCAAAAAGTTAGGGCTGGCGTAAGCACCAGCATTACCAGCTTTCATTTTACCAAGAATTGCGTTTCTTCGGGCCTTCATCTTCAAATCCCTTGTCTTATAGCCTGTCTTGTCAACTGGGCCAGATGTAGGGGATTTCATGCCCTGTCCGTAAGTTTTGGAGCCAGCAGCGTAAGGGTTGAACTCAAAGGTTCCAAGGATGCGGTTGCGCTCTGCACCAGCCATTAGTTAGCTTCCCTAGCAATCTTAGCTTTAGCGCCCACCATTGGAATGATGCTAAAGACCTGAACAGGAGATGTGGCAGCCGTCCCGTCACAGGACAAGTATAGCTCAAAATAGATGCGTCTGAAGCGAAGCGAGTTGTCCAGCTTTGTTTCCATGCGGATTAGCTGTCCCTGAGGGAAATCTTCGATAACGGTCTCAATAGTTCCTGGGGTTTTTAGCTTATCCCAAGTACCAAAGCGGTCATCGAATTCGTTCTCTTGGGAAAGTTCATCCCAAGTGTAGAAGCTGTTGTCATATTGTCCATCGCTGGAAAGCTCATCCCAATGAACCGACAAGGCTTCTTCACGGATAGCAACTGGTACGGCAACCGCACGGACGATGCGGGCGGTAGTGATGTCTGCGGTCCAGAAGTAAAGCCTCTTCCATTCCACAGGTGTCTGGAAGTCATAAATCTTTGTCCTAAGCGAGCAAGTCATTTCCTCTGAGCCAACAGAGCTTATCGGGTCATTTTCAATACGGTACACGGAATAGTCCGTTATACCAGGAGCGTCAATTTCTGCCGAGCCAGAGATTCCGTAGTAGCGCTCTTCTTCTTCGTCTTCGTAGCCACGAGGAATTGTAACGAAGTACCCGATTCTTGATGCCGTAGTCCATTGCGACCAAGTTCTGGTGTTCATGTCATAGCAGTAAATACCACCGTTATGGAATACCACACAGCGACTTCCCACCATGCTGATTGCGTGCTCAAATCTTCTCTCGTAAGCGTTGTCTGCGACAAACTTTACTTTCTCAGAGTTGAGTGGATAGTAGAGGTAGTTCTGGTATAGGTACAAGGTCTGCCCAGATAGAACCAAGTGGGCGTTCTCAAACTTTACAACGCTTCGTCTGGTTTCAGCTCCGATGTCCTGCTGCATAACCTGCATGGTACCTTCTTCAGGTAGCTCACCGTAGCTATAGCGGTAGGTTGAACGGTTTCTAAAGATTACGATGTCGTTGTATCCCTGAGCCATTGCGGTAATCCACTGACCATCGCCACCGCCAATTTCAACGTAGAGCTTTGCGCCAAACGCATCTTCCCAGTTGAAGACGCTAGAAGATACTCCAGACGGTCCAGCGGTAGAGACGTTTGACCAATAAACGATGTTTGCTGTTGCGCTACCTTGCACGCCAAATCCAAAGAATCTAGTCTGGAATAGCTCGATACCGCCAAGGTACGGCATGGTGGGCGTTGAAGTAAAAGTGCCAGCTTCCCAGTATCCGCCAGCCTGAGTCTCCGAGCAGAGCACAATCTTGTTTAGATACTGAGTGCAGTCAGAAGCTCTAAAGGTTGCAATCTGTGTCCAAGTTTTTGCTGTGACGTTGTAAATCCAAGTTTTGTCATCGGTAACTCCCACAAGGAAGCGAACACCATCTTGCCTGATGTAAGTACCAATGATGTCAAGTGGCTCAGATACCACTGGAGTTTTGATTACCTGATTGGAAGAGTTCTTTTCAAGGTAGATTGGCGGGCGTGAAGTTAGGGCACCGTTGGATGTGAACTCAAAGTTGATTACGCTAGCTAGTTCGGAATCCTCAATGCTCGACTGGTCCCAATAGTTATTAAGCCCTCCAGTGAATCTCTGTAAGGGCGCTGAGCGTTCTCTGATTATCTGGGACATTAGATGTAGTCGTCTGGGTCAGGCAGCAGTTGCTGGTATAAATCGGTCTGAGATAAAGTATCTTTTAGATTTAGCCTGTCTAGTCCTTCCCTGAATTGACCTAGCTTGTAAGCTGCTGCGGAGTAGTTTTCGTCCATTTCAAGAGCCTGGGAGATTACGTAGTTAACTAGCTCGTTGAAATACCTGTCTGGAATGCTGAGAGTCTGAGTTAACAGGGTCAGTGGCGTTGGGGTTTTTACGTACTCAAGCTTGATGGCATTAGGAATGCTGACTGATGGCACTGGATAGACTGTGATGACTCCAGCTCGCTCATACCAAACCTCTGGACGCTCAGCGTTTAGAATGTTGGTTGGGTCAAGAGAAATAATGTATTCACGGGCTGCCTGTGGGGAGATGTTTTGGATAGGGTAGCCACTTACGTAGAGAGCCTCAATAGCCAGAACCTTGTCACCTGGGAAGCTATAATCCTGCTGACCGCCAACTAGGTTTGTAATCTTAGTCGCACGAAGAATAGGGTTGCTGTTGACGATTTCACGCTGACCGTCATTAATCCAAGAAAGGATTGCTGGGTCACCTAGCTGGGCACCAGACTGGTCTCCGAACTGAGACCTAACCCTGAAAGAAACGTCGTTTCCTGTGTAATTAAACTCTTCAGCTGGCATTTTTACTTCCTAATGGTCTTGCCGTCGTGAGTCCAGGCGTGCTTCTTAGTAGCCATTGCACTCTTCATGATGTCTTTTCGCTCTTCTAGGTACTCTTGCTCTTCTTTTGCCCTAAGCAAGCTATTAGCCATCTCTAACAATTGTAGCCTATTGACCTTTGAATTTGGGTCATGCGTGTTGTTTTCAGCCAAGCTGGCAATTAATCTGGCATCAATTTCTGACTCAGCTAAGTTTTTGATGTGATAAGGCGGAGCTAGATTTGGCTCATCTATCAGAGCGTAAGGCTTCTGCGGGTCAAAAGCAGGGTGCCCAGGTTCCATACGAATTAAACGTACGGTTGGAAAGATGTCGCTGATTATGCGAGCAACTCGGCGCTGCTCTTCAGTGTAAAGTCCGTCAATTCTTGCAAAGTTAATCATTAAATCCTCCTATGAAAAAACCCAGAGGAGCGGGTGAGACGGACCCACTCCTCTGGGAGTTTATCATTTTTTACAGTTCAGCGATGTTGCTCAAAACAGCGTGAGCGTTACGACGGTAGGTACCGATTTCACTGTACTGGTAGTAGCGAGCCTCGTAGGCGTCAGTGTCTGCAACACGTGACCACATAGAGCCATCACGGTCCATCCATGACCAGTCCTTCTTGCGGTTGATAACAAGTTCCTTGGAGGACAATGCGTACAATGTTCCCTTTGGAGCTGCGTAGTCAGACACGAAGCGGATTGGCTTACCTAGAGCCTCGAAGGTGAAGGAGCGCTGTCCACCAGTTAGGCCAGCACCATTTGTAAACTGACGGAAACCCTGTAGTAGGTTCCAGTAAGCGTTGTATACACCAGGGGAAGCGAGGAATACGTCAACGTCTCCACCCTTCTTGTCAACACTCTGAACCAGGTTGATAAGCTGCAACTCAGTTAGTGTACCTGGGGTACCTACTGAACCTAGAGCCTTCTCAGTAGCTGCCCACACTGGGGTAGTTGCTGGGTCGATGTCGTGTAGAGAACCAGTTGCCTTAACAATCTTGCCTAGACCAGTTAGCTCCTTGCCAAAGTTGTTTACTCCGTTTGAGGAGCGAACAATGATGTCGTTAGCGCTGATGTTGGTGCTGAATGTTCCAAGGGTACCTGTGACGGTAATTACCTTGGTGGTTTCGTTGATAGCGGTGATTACGATTGTAGATGCGTCGCCTGACTGCTGCTTTACACCAGTTGTTGGGTCAACAACATCGATAATCATGCCCTCTTCGAGGTAGTCAACTGAGTCTACGGTTAGAGTGGTTCCAGATGGCTGAGCAGAAACAACTGCTAGCTTTCCAGTTCCATCACCGTAAATCTGACGGTTTAGGTCACGTGCAAGGTCCCTCTTTAGGCCCTTGATTTCCATGTCAACAACGTTAATGAAAGCGTTGTAGTCGTCTGCTGCCTGCTCAAAAAGCTGACCGTCAACCTCAATAGCACCGTATAGGTTCTTTAGGTATAGGTGAGCCTGCTTGTACTTCTGAGCGCCAGCAACAGGTAGCTTCTCACGAACTCCACGGGCACCAATTCCTTGGTTGCGTCCGATGTGAGTATCGAAGATTACTTCTTTACCGTTGCGGGTAATGTTCTGCGCTGAAGCCTCAATGAACTCCAGTGCTGGGTTTTTGTCACGGAGCTGCTCGTGAAGGTCGCCATAAACGAGCTTCAAAGCTTCCGATGCGAAAGTCAAAATTCCTTGACCAGCCATTTTTCACTCTCCTAAGAGTATAAGTTAAACGAATAATTTCTAATCGTCACTTGCCCTGACCCTCTTAGGGGCTGTACGTTGGACTTATCTATGGTATCACGTCGGGTGAGACCACGACTATAGTATACCTTGATTTGCCTTCTGATAGTCCTTAAAAAGTTGTTCCATCATAGCTCTTTTACCTTTTTCATCTTTAGGTACTTCAAGGTTTTGAGCCTGTACACCAGCACCGCCAGCTGAACCGATAACCATTGGGGCACCTTCAGCTGGAACTGCACCAGCTCGCTGGAATGTACCAACCATGCCCTGAAGTTGCTTAGCTGCATCCGCAACTGAAACTTCACGACCAGCGTTTAGAGCTGCGTTCATTAAGTCATAGATAGCCATTTCGTGGGCTTCTGTAATGTTGTATTGGCTACGTAGAGTGCCCATTTCAGCCTCAAGCTCTACAGTGTATTCAGCCGTAGCTTTTTCTAGCTCCTGAGACTGGATGTAACTGGACTGCTCTTCCTGAAGTGCTCTTAACTCCTGTAGCTCTTTCTTTAGAGCTGACGGAATCTCAGAGTCGTCAAACATGTCTTCAAAGTCTTCACCAGACTCTTCTTCCATGATGGTCTTTGCAGCCTGCTTGGCGTCTTCTTCAAGAAGGCCTTGGCCCAATAGGTAATCTTTTAGGGATGCGTAAACCTCAGTTGGCTGGGTTTCAATAGCACGGGCGAGGTTGATTCCACCAAGGATGACCTCTGGTGATACACCCTGGTCTACGTATTCCTTGAACGGAGTGAACTTCTCCATTTGCTGCTGGTAATACTTGTCCTGCTCTTGTAGGTGAGGTATTACCTTCTGGTGCCAAGCTTCTGGCAACTCAGATAGAAGTTTCTCATGAGCTGGGTGTGCCTTGTATTCTGGCTCTCCAGATGATGCGGGTTCTACTACGTTGGTCTCGGCCTCTGTAGTCTGGTCAGGGGTTACCTGCGTCTCTTCAGACATATTTTTCCTTACTGTAGTTGTTCAGATGTTTGTCCAGCTTGCTGAGGCATCTGCCCAGCCTGCTCGGATGGTAGAGCTGTTGGTTGTCCTGGAGCTGCTCCCTCTCCCATCATTCCCATCATAGCCTGTTCCATCATCTTTTGCTGTAGTGCTGCTTCGTGCATGGAGATGTGCTTCTGGAACTCAGCCTTTACAATGTCAGGCAGAATCTCGAAGGACTGGCTCTTACGGAATCTGTTGTGGACTTCGATGTGTACGGCGTGGTTGTCGTAGTCGTGGACTGGGATAACCGCTGGGACTTCGAGAGCAATTGGGTTGCCTTCTGCGTCTGTCTGCCCAGGAACGGTCTTGTCTGGGTCGCCGTTTGATGCGCCCATCTCCCACTGCATCTGGAACTGCTGTACAACCTCGTCGGTTAGACGCTTCATCATTAGGTTCTCTCGCTGAGACTGGTTTTCGTCTAGCTTGAGCAAGTTGTAGTATTGCTTTAGCATTCCCATGTCTAGGATGCGTAGACCATCTTGTGGAGAGATAAAGCCCATCTTCATCCACTCGGTAATAAGTGCCTGGCGAGCTGACTTTGAAGTTGGAAGCGCCGAGCCTGACTCTACTCGTATGTCGTTTCCTGATGCGATATCAGCACCTGATAGAACGGTTGCGTCGAAAGCACCGTCGCTTCCAACAGTCTTTATCAATCTAGGCTGAGTGACGTACTGGATAAACAAAGCAATAGAGTGCTTTGCAATCTTTTCTACGGCAGCTTCAATTGCAGAGAATACGGTTGTTAGGTAGGCGTCGTCTCTTTCCTGTAGATAGTTAATCGCAGTAGCAGCGGTTACTCCGCCACTTTCACCACGAGAAACTGCGTGCTGACCTGATAGGTCCTCGAAGTCCATTTCAAGTTGCTTGACTTCGTTGATTACATACTGAGGTAGTGGCTGGATTGGTACAGGCGTAGGGTACTGGAAGCCTGGACGAATAGGCACCCAGATACCAGCACGTGCTGTAATCTTGCGAGGGTCCACTGAGCCCTCTTGGAACATCATTTGAGGCTTAGCCATCAAGTTCTTAGCGTGAATAATCTGAGAACGAAGCCTGTTGTACTCACGCTGGATTGGGATAAGAGTCTTTACTGTGCCACGACGATAGAATTTTCCAGTCGGGATGGTTCCAACATGAGCAAATGGGTACTGCTTGTGAGAGTAAGGAATGCCATTCTCAGCCATCTGGACAATCTCGTTGTCAACGATGGTGACAAGGCCACCCTTTGGTAGGTAAGGGCAACCGTTTGGCTTAGCCCACATCTCAATAACCAAGATTGCATCTGGCTTTGAGTTGTCTACGTTTCTCATGTCCATCAAAGCAGCGTCAAGCAACTCAGATGTCGAAACCTTTGCTGGCTTGAAGTCCTTAGGCAGAACATCGCCAAAGTTAGAACGCACCCATTCTTCGCTCTTTGTGTAAACGTTAAAGATGTACGGCTGTGATTCTAGGTCTTCCTCAGACAGGTCAGGTACGAACAGGTGGAAAGGTGATACTACCTCGAACTTGACGTCGCCCATTGAGGAAACCTGTTGGATAACCTTCTTCTCGCCTGTGTATGGGTCGACAACTGGGGTAGGAGTAATCTCCTTGATAGATGGGTCCCAGTAAGTTTTGATAAATGCGTTACCAGTAGTAGCTCTCCAGAACTCAGCCTTCTGAAGAATGCGGGTCTGGAAGTGCTCACGGTCATAAAGTGACTGCCAAACCTGCTCGGCTGCGCTAGCTGCCATTAGGTCATCGTCATCGTTAGATGCAGGTACTACAGTGGCTGATGGGTGGCCTGAAGTTGTCTTAGCAATCTCGGTTCGTACAACTGGCTCAATGCGGTTTACTGTTACACGAGGCAAGCCCTGTGGGTTTGGCTCTTCGGCAAGAACCTGACCGTTTCCTAGCCTACGCCAAGAGTGGTATTGGTTGCCGTTGTAGAAAGATAGCTGGAGGTACCAGTCTTGTTCTTCGGTCTTGCGGGACTGCTTGCACTTTTCGTATTCAGACTTGACCCAGGCGACTAGCTTCTTGGCTTCTTCCTTTTTCTTGAAACGGTTGATAATTTCGCTATCAGCCATTTCGCCTTCAAGTGCGTTGCCAGACAGGTAGTTGCCGTCCATGCCCTCAAAAAATTGCTCAGTTGCCATCGTCCAAATCCGAATCGTCCATTAACCGCTTCCAGGTCTCCGTCATCTCTCGCTCTTGTTGTTCAAAGAGCTCAATTTCGTCACCTGATAGATATGGTCCAGTATACCTTGTTTCTGGCTCAACTGTCACTGTTTGGAGCTGCTGGAACGTCATCGGTTCTTTTGACGACAGCAGGTTCATTGCGTGCTTTAGCGTTGCTGCTCTTTCCTTTTCCAGCTTTACCATTTCCTGCATCGCTGTCTTTAACGCTTTGAACAGGTGCACTGCTGCTACTGTCACCGCTGCCAGAAATAGTGAGAATAAAATCAGTGACGCTACTACGAATTCCATTAATAAGCTCCTCTATGTGGTCTGGAATCTGGGTGATGGTATTTTCACGGGAAGCAATTTCTTGCTCAAGCTCGGCTATTTTAGCCAGTAGTGGGGCTTCGGGAGCCCAGTCAATAAATGCTGCTAAATCTGTTATACATTGCTTGCAAATCATAGCGTTTCCGCCACTTAGCAGGTCTGCTCCTAAATCATGTAGCACTATGCTGCTACGGCACCCTACGCAGGTTCCTGGGAATGGTGCGCCGTTATCAAATACTACGAATGGTCTCTTACTCATCCTTCTAACTCTCTAACTGAGGCAACGCCTCGCCATTGGTCTCCCCACTCATCTTGGTCGTCATAGTCGGAGAACTTGTCGCTTGCTCCGAAATGTTCCCTAAACTCTGAGTGGAACTTTTCTCTTGTCTGATTGCCTGAAAGTTGCTCTGGCGTCAAGTCGTCCATGAAGGTCATAGCGTACTTAAGAGCATCATAGCAGTGATTGTCTTTATCTCTAATGTCTTCCAGCTTATTATTTTGCTCAGCCACCTTGGGGCTAGCCCACTTCTTCCATTTCAGCTTAGGCAGCTCGGCAATAAGGTGTGGGCAGTCATCTGTGACCATAAGGAAGGGCTTGCTAGTCCTAGGATTCATCTTGAGATACTGCCTAATCTTCTCAAGCCCAATGCGTCTGTCTCTTGGAATAGAGTCCACGGAGATGAAGATGCCAGCCTTCTGGTATTCCTGCAGAATCGAGGTCCCAGTGTGCTCTTTGGTCTGCTTAATAGCGGGGTCCCCTGTAGTCAGGTAGAGCTCAGCCCCAGATTCAGCGATAATCTGGCTAGTTTTGCGGTTTACAATCTCAGCATGTTCGGCAACGTTTAGCTTCGCCTGATAATGCTCGTCAAACACGGTCATTGTGCCGTCAGACGAGACCGCTATCCACAGCCAAACGGTAGGGTTGGCGTAGCCTGAGTCCATAGTCCTGATAATGCGGTGTTCTGGGCCTACTTTGAAGGTGCCACGTGGGATGCAATGGGTAACTGGGTTAAAATCGGGGAATACTGCACCACCAAGGTGGACATACTGACCCTTGCTACGGATGATTCGCTCTTCTTCGGGCAGCATATCCAAGAACTCTTGTATAGCTTCACGGGATAGGGTAGGATTGTCAGCCATTTCAGCCTCAACAATGCCGATAGGCTTAGTGCCTTCCTTGGCTGGCATGTAGATATCCTCAAAAATCCACTCCATGCCTTGGACTGGAGTCTGAGACATCCACCAAACACCTGCCGTGTCTACCAATCGGGCTAGGCACTCACGGAATACTGATTGTGGGCACTCCTCGTCGAAATGGATAAAGTGCCTGGACGAACCAGCGAACTTGTCTAGGTCCTGGTCTTGGGACATGAACTCTACAAAGCTGCCATTATTCAGGGTAAGTACGTGGCGTTCCTTAGAATAGCTGTCTTCCCAGCTGCCATTTACTAGGAACTTCTTAGGTAGCCATTGCTTATATAAAGGCAAGATAATCTTGTCCACACCATTCAGGAAGTCAACGGCGACCACACGGCCTCGGATAGGGCCTTCTGGGGTCTTACGGAATGGGTGGCTGTGGGTTAGCCACCAGATAGCCTCGATAGTGGAGCCTAGGGATTTACCAGAACGGTTACCCCCAATGTAAAGCCTGTTCTTTTGGGGCATCTTGTGGAAGATTGCCTGCTTTTCTGACGGGGTATAGTCGTACAGATTAGGTACATGGCTAGCCTCATTTAGCCCTTCGCCTAGTTGGAGGAGGACCGTCTGAAGGTCGTAGGTTTCTTTAGCCATGGATTAGTTTTACCAAGTCAGATAGCGTCATCCGCACAACTGTTTGGTCGATGCTGTCCAAGTGAGTCCTTAGATAGAAGATATCCCCAAGTCTAGCGTATGCCCACCATTCCCCAGCTCTGGGGTAGCCTACCCCTGCACGCTGGGTAACTAAAAAGCCAAACCTGCCTTCAGCGTTGTCTCTTTCAAGCTCAGCTTCGGCAAGCCATTTCTTGCACTGTTCGTAGCTGGCTTCCTTAGCCATCTTGCCACCCTTGACCTCAAAGACAATTAGGCCGTAGGTCTCACGGAGCCAGACATCGCCCTCATCGTCACTGCCTTTTAGGACATTGCGGTGGGCTTCTAATGGGCTATACCCAGTAGATAGTAGATAGTTTCGCACCGCTGTTTCAGCTTTGGTGCCAATTGATTTAGCTTTACTCATTGTCGTCTCCTTACGGCTATAATACCATTATGGTCCAACTAAATCCCAGAGCCTCAGTTCCTGCTGAAGAAGTAAACCTTTTTCACTTGAACTCGGATAGGGATGCTGGACCTACTGCCCAACATCATACACTTGGCCTAGGGCCCTCACAGGCTTCCCCTGGCAATCACACCCATGATGGTAGAAACTCTAAGCGTCTTGATTTGAAGGAGCTAACTAGCAACTCAATCCCATTTACCGTAGTAAAAGGCACTACTGGCACTCAGCCAACTTTCAATGGTGCCCCACTATTTACGGGTAGCTATACCCGCTGGGGAAATATGTGCCACTTTCAGATTGACGTAGACATGGACAACATTACAAATTTTGGAACTGGGGAATATTACGTAGATTTGCCATTTAACGTTTCCCATCCTTACCAATTTAGAGACGGATGTTTGCACGACATAAGCGCCTCAAGGCAATATGCCATTTCAGGCCACGTTGCAATTGGGCAAAAAAGGCTTTATTTATTTACCACCGATGCTCAAGGTAACAGAAGTTTCGATGCTCCTTTTACTTCTACAGTGCCAGTGACTCTCAGCACGGCTGACAATTTTCACATTGCTGGAACGTACGAAATACAACAATAATAGTGTAGAATAGGGACTATGCCTGTAGTCAATCTAATCCAACTTAGACGTGGTACCGCTGCACAGTGGACCTCTACAAACCCAACTCTTGCAGCTGGTGAAACTGGCTTTGAGACTGACACTGGTAAATTCAAACTAGGAAATGGCAGCCAGAGCTGGACCGCACTAAAGTACGCTGGCGGTGGTGGCATTGAAGTATCCGAGACTGCACCAGCTAGCCCTGACCAAGGTGCTCTTTGGTTCAACTCAACAAACGGAATCACCTACATCCGCTACGATTCTTACTGGATTGAGCTAAGCCCAGCAATCACTGGACCAGCGGGAGCAACTGGAGCAACTGGAGCAACTGGAGCAACAGGCGCAACAGGGCCAGCTGGGTCAAGCGCAAACACAGATGAACTATACGCAATTACACTCATGGGAGCTATCTAATGCCGTCAACACCAAAAACTTTATTCCGTGGAGCAGCCACTACTACAGTAGGCACTACGCTCTACACAGTCCCTGCTGCAACTACTACCGTCGTGACCAGCATCGTTGTTACTAACACCACAAGCTCTGCTGGTAGTTTTACATTAGGTCTGAACGGTACGAATTTCGCAACTACAGTATCAGTAGGAGCTTTGGACTCAAGTGTTATTGACATAAAGCAAACCCTTAATGCCACTCAAACAATCACAGGCGGAGCCTCTGCCACTACAATTAACTTCCACATTTCTGGGGTAGAGATAAGCTAATGGGAGTCTATAAGCTTTCAAATTCGGGTGGTCTAAAAACTGACAGGACTAATTACTCCTCTATGCTCGCTGGAAATGCTATGTTCTCCCCATCCTTCCCTCTTCAATATCTTGTAATTGCTGGAGGTGGCGGTGCTGGTAACCAATTTGGTGGTGGCGGTGGTGCTGGTGGATTTAGAAGTAATGTGACTGGAGGAATGTCTGGTGGCGGGGCTAGCGCTGAAGCTGCTTTTTCTGCAAATCCAAACAATACTTTAGTTAGTTACTCTGTTTCTGTTGGAGCTGGTGGTCCACTTGCTTCGCAAGGCGTACAAAGTTCTTTTGGCATAATCTCTACTGTTGGTGGTGGTGCTGGTGGTAGTGGAAACTCATCCCCTGGCGGTATCGGTGGCTCTGGTGGTGGTGGTGGTGGTAACAGCGGAACTCAAGGAATTGGAGGAGCTGGCACTGCTAATGAAGGTTATTCTGGAGGTAACAGTAATACTTCAAGCAGTTTCGCTGGAGGTGGCGGTGGAGGTGCAGGTGGTGCTGGCTCAGCGGGAGCTGCTGGTGCGGGAGTTAGCTCAAGCATAACTGGTTCAGCAATCACTAGAGCTGCTGGTGGTCACGGCTACCTTGGAAATGGAAACTTCTCAAGTGCTGGCGCTGGTGCTGTCAATACTGGAAATGGTGGGAATTCGCAAAATGCTGGTGGCTCTGGCGTTATTCTCCTAAGGTATCCATCTTCTTACAATATTACAATTGGAGCGGGGCTTACCGCTACAACTGCAACAAATGGCGGAAATAAGATAACGACTATCACTGCAGGAACTGGAAACGTTAGTTGGGTAGCATAATGAAAGGCAATAAATAATGGCACACTACGCATTTTTAGATGACAACAACATTGTCACCGAGGTGATTACTGGGATTGACGAGACTGAGCTAATTGAAGAACTAGACACCGAAACCTGGTATGGCAACTTTCGTGGTCAGGTTTGCAAGCGAACCAGCTACAACGGTAACTACCGTAAAAACTACGCTGGTCTTGGCTACACCTACGACGCTGAGCTGGACGCATTCATTGCCCCTAAGCCGTTTGCATCTTGGGTGCTTGACGAAGCAACCGCTAGATGGGAAGCTCCAGTAGCATACCCAACTGATGGATTGCCTTACATTTGGAACGAAGCTGAGCTTGCTTGGGACCTTGTAGACTTACCCGAAACCCTAGCAGAGTAAGGTACAATAGAAGCTATGCCAGCAATAGATTTTCCCAACAGCCCAGCTGTTAATGACACCTTTACAGTAGGTAGCATTACCTGGAAATGGAACGGTACTACTTGGCAAAGCCAGGGTATTTCTGTAGCTGGACCAGCTGGTCCAGCGGGAACAAATGGCACCAATGGCACCAATGGTACCAATGGTGCACCAGGTGTAGCTGGCGAAGCAAACTTTAGTTCATTCTTATTGATGGGAGCCTAAAATGGCAACAAGGTACAAAGTTCTAGGACAGGTAGCTCCTAGCGCAACTACAAACACCACTCTTTATACCGTGCCAGCGCTAAAAGAAACAGTTGTTTCTACTTTAGTGATTGCCAATAGGTCGGGTGCAAATGCCTCTTACAGAGTAGCAGTGCGACCAGCTGGCGCAACTTTAGCAAATGAGCACTATGTAGCTTATGACGTAGCTGTTGGTGGTGGGGACTCGACAACCCTAACTTTGGGTTTGACCCTTGCAACAACAGATGTAATAACAATTTATGGAAGCACAGCAAATCTGTCTTTTTCTTTGTTCGGTAGCGAAATAGACCTTTAGGACTAATTATGGCTAATCAAAGCCTAAAAATGGCGGGCATTGCAAATAACAGAAAATACAATACGATGCTTGCTGGCAACGCAAGTGCCGTTGAGCTTTCCGTTGACCTTCTTGTAATCGGTGGCGGTGGCGGTGGCGGTTACTCTGGCGGTGGCGGTGGCGGTGGCGGTGGCGGTGCTGGCGGATACCGAGCATTCTCAGGTTCAATTATAAACCCAGCTTCTACTTTTGCTGTATCAATTGGGGCAGGCGGAGTCGCACAGAACACTAGCGGTGTTAATTCAATATTTCACACTTTTACAAGTGCTGGTGGCGGTAGAGGTGGAAACCAAGCTGAAAACGGTATTGCTGGTGGTTCTGGTGGTGGTGGAGGCTCGAACCCTGCTGTGAATGGTGGAGCTGGAAACACTCCTGCAACCATACCAAGTCAAGGAAACAATGGTGGAAGTGGTGGCGCTGGGGGAGGCTTCATTCCTGGCGGTGGTGGTGGTGGTGGTGCTAGTGCCGTTGGACAGCCTAACGATAACCTAATTGGTGGCAACGGCGGAAATGGAACAGCTTCTTCTATAACTGGAACGTCTGTTACTCGTGCTGGAGGCGGTGGTGGTGGTGGTCGCTACACTCCTGGTGTTGGAGGTGCTGGAGGCGGTGGTAACGGTGCAACTGACGGCCCTGGTGCATCTACGCCTGGAGCTGTTAACACAGGTGGTGGTGGTGGTGGTGGTTTTAGAGTAAACAACAATGTGCTTCCTTCAAACGGTGGTTCTGGGATTGTAATTATAAGATACCCGAATCTATACACAGCACAAATTGGAGCTGGCCTGACAGGAACGACAGCAAATGACGGTAGCTTCAGGGTTACTTCAATTACTGCAGGAGCAGGCAACATAACCTGGGCATAACCACTTTGCTGTAGTCTGGTACAATAGGGGTATGCAAACTAAACCTCAGATGCCCCTTGACGGCGTATTCAAGAAAGACTGGAAGGTCACGAGTCCTTTTGGATGGAGAATACATCCTATAGAAAAGTACAAAAAGCATCATAACGGCTGTGACCTTTGGGCTCCAAAGGCAAAAACTTGGAATGAAGCTTGGCACGATGGCACTGTTATTGCAGCTGGCACATCTAAGCTAAAGAACCCAGATGGCTCCCTTGGTGGGGTTGGATGGTACGTTGATATCCGTTCCAAGATTAACGGCGAATGGTACACATCTCGCTATGCCCACATGGTTGAGAACTCCCTGACCGTGACAAAAGGCGAGAAGGTCAAGGCTGGAACCAGGCTTGGCATCATGGGCAACACTGGCGCATCTGCTGGTCGCCACCTTCATTTTGAGATTTGCAAGGGTCGCTACCTGCGCTGGACATCTGACGGCTCAGGCTATGTGGACCCACTGAAGTTTGTTAGAGCAACCATTGAACAATGGGAGCTAAAGCAATCAGTAAACCTGGCAACTCCTGATACTGGCGAGGTATTACCTGCTCCAGTACACGAGCCAGTCAAAAAAGTAGAGACAGCCAAGCCAACTGTTAACACTAAAAAGACAAGGAAATAAGCCATGTGGTTAGACATCGCCCGTAGAACATTTGCAGTAATCGTCCTGAAGGTCACTGGTATCTTCGTAGGTGGAGCCGTAATCGGCCTAGAGGTAGCTCAGGCTGTCGCTATGGCTGCATTTGCTGGAATCATCGACGTTGCCCAGGAACTATCTAGGTCCTACCTAGCAGACGGCAGGATTGACGCTGATGAAATCAACAAGAGCTTTGGTAAGATTGCTGACAAGGATTCAAAGCCTAGCAAAAGGGACTAAAACTCACCCCTTTAGAGTGCTTGACATGCCTTTACAGGGGCTACTAAGCTTCAAGTAATACATGAAGGAGACGACCATGTTAGAAGGCCTTACCCCGCCTCAAAGAGAAGCCATTTGCGCTTTCTATAAGAGCGCAAGAGAAACTCTGTCAGCTAAAGACCTCAAGATACTTGACGAAAGCTTGGCGGATTCTCGCTGGCAAAATGTAGGGCTAGCCAAGGAGCTCACTGAGCGTGGCTTCAAGTGTTATGATGAGCAAGTGAGATTACACAGGTCGAGAAAGTGCGCTTGTGCTTGAGAAACTACAGCCTCAGCCAGAGTGGAACCTAGTACAGCCAGCTAAGCCTGTCTACATCAACAATCCCAAAGAGCCTAAAAAGGTAAAGAGCAAGCATAAAGTTTGGTCTATCCTGCCTGACCCACAGATTGGGTATCGCCACATTGATGGCAAGTGGCTATCTTTCCATGACGAGAAGGCAATGGATGTTGCCCTGCAAATCACTAACTGGCTTTATCACAATGACCGCATTGACGGCGTAATCAACCTGGGAGATTTCCTAGACCTACCTAGCCAAGGGCGCTTCGAGCAAGAAGCTGCCTTTGCAGGCACTACCCAATCTGCCTTTGACAGAGGCCATAAGTTCTTGCAGGAGCAGCGTGCAGCTGCAGGGCCAAATGCCCACATTGTCCTTATCGAAGGAAATCATGACCGCCGTATGGAGAAATTCATTATGATTAATACGGCTAGTGCGTGGGGACTAAAGCGTGCCAATGCCGAGGAACTGCCAGTAATGAGCATTCCTTACCTTTTACGACTTGATGAGATTGGGGTTGAGTACATTGACGCTTACCCAGCGGGTGCTTACTGGCTTAGCGAAACCCTTCGTGCGATTCATGGCACTAAGGTACGGAGCAATGGTTCCACCGCTGCAGCCTATACAAACGACACCCCTCACATCTCCACAATCTTTGGACACGTCCACAGACAAGAGCTCCAAAGTAGAACAGTCTTCGACAGAAGTGGACCAATCAAATCAGTCGCAGTTAGTCCAGGATGTCTTTGCAAAGTGGATGGGTCAGTACCCAGTGTCAACGGAAGCACAAAGATTGATGGAACAGCAGCTAAGCATTACGAGAACTGGCAACAGGGAGTCACAGTAGTCACCATCGATGACGACGGTAAAGAGTTCTTCGAGTTAGTGCAGATTAATGATGGCGTTGCTTACTTCCGAGGACAGAAGTTTGTAGCCAAGGGCTAGCCCATCTCTTCAACACGTTTAGCTTCTGCCTCAAGTATTTCCGCAGTGGTCGCCTTCGTAGTTGAATCGTGTAAAAACCAATCATCGCCTTGTTTCCCCTTTGGAATAAACGGCTGAGTATGTTCTGGGCGCTCGCCATAGAATGGGTCATTGGCAGCGTGCCAAGTGTTGTGGCAGTAATCGCAAATCCTGTGCATGTTTGACGGTGCATTGTTCATTGTGTTTTTGTCAGGCCCGTGATGCCTGTCTGATGCTGGTCTGCCTACGCAGCCAACAATGGGAACAACACCACCACCAGCGAACTTAAGACCAGCCCACTCACAAACCATGCCAGCTTGGATAGGGTACATTTCCGCTGCACGTTTTCTACCTGTGGAGATGGGGTCTTTGTAGTCAGCCAGTGACTTGTTTCCATCGTATCCATCTGAGATATAGCCTGTATCAACTTCTTCTGATACCGAGCGACGTCCCTGTATTCCTTCATCTTGCCCATTGTCCTTAACTTCCCCTGTTGCCGTGAACTTTACTTCGCCACCACAACAGCAGTCAACATCCTCAAATTTCCAAACCATTTCGCATTCGTTATGGTATCCAGCCCTGCAACTAAAACAAGGGTCAGCGCCAGTATTTGTCGGAGTCATCGTCAAGTGTTCCCATCATTTCCTGGACTGCCATCTCGTTGCTTATTGAGTCTATCTTCAAAAGCTCAATTCCTACAAACATTTTGTAGCCAACAGATTCGGATTCACTGATGCCTAGGCGAGAGCGAAGCTCTCTAGCAAAGCTATTCTGGGTGATTGGGCGCTCGCCGTTATCTGAACACCAGTCTCGGTAGGCATTGAATACGGCTGTCTTGGTGACTGAGGAGGTGTCTGATACCAGAATCTTCTCGTCGATGAACTTGGCGATGTGGTCTTCTTCGTGGCGGTAGGACTGGGTAGCCAGGCGAATTGACTCAGGCTCTGTCATGCCCTGGTTAGTGATGCGTACAGCGCCCTGAATCATCCAATGCAGGATTCCAGCACCTTCTTGCTCAACCAGCGTTTCAGCTAGATTCTCTTTGCGCTTCTCAACTGGCACTGTCTTGCGGAAATCAAACTTACGGAGTCTTCTCCAGAAGCCATCACCACCAGATTTTACTTCTGGCAAGTGGTTTACTGCCAAGAACAAAGTGTGGGTTGGCTTGAAGTCAAAGAAGTTCTGGTTCATAAAGCGTGCTGAGAGCATGTCGCCACCAGTAAGCATCTTCACACGAGATTCGTTGAACTTGCCGTCAGGTCTGGTCTCAGAGGCTACAGCTAGCCTAACTCCACGAAGACGTGCAATCTCAGTTGGGTGAGCTGTGCTACTTGTATCAAGCAAGAAGTTCTCTGGCATCGAAGCAGAGTAATCGCCAAGGATGCCTGACACTACATCAAGCAGTGTGGACTTACCGTTGGCTCCAGTTCCGACTAGAACAGGAAGAACGTGATACCGTGAATCCCCGAACAGCGTCGCCCCGAACAGTTCTTGCAGGTACGCAATCCTATCCTCATCTTCAACCACTTCCCTGAGGAACTCGTTCCAAAGCGGAGTAGGAATATCTCTGGCAGGGACAGCCGTCTGCCGAGTGTTGAGGTCAACACCCTTGACTGCATCCCTAATCTCACCTGTTCGGAGATTGACAATCCCGCTAGGAGTACAGAGAGCATTCGCCTCCGCATCCAGTTCGACTGCATGGACAAGGACTTCATCGTCGGTCCCAGCAATGATAATGGCATTTTGTATCCTGTCTCTATTAGTTGATGCCTCAGCCCATTTCATCTGGTCTGGGGGTGGTGCAGTTTCTTGTACAAACTCAGCTGCATCAATAGCAGTCTGCATGATTGCCTTTTCCTTGTCAAGCACATACCTAGTCGAGTCCCAACGGTGCCATCCGACATCTGTCACGTACTTGTAATCGCCACGCATAAAGTAGACCAGCCTACGAGCGTTAGCAGCGTCAGTTTTGCCGTAGGTTCCGTAGCTATCCTTGTAAATCTGGGCTAGCTCGTCATCATCGTACTGACCGTCTGCTGGGCGCTCGAAGAGGGCGTCTTCTGGGCTACCTGTGAATAAATCCTTGTGCTCGTGACCACGAAGCTCTTCTTTTAGCTTGGCTTCGCTCATCGTTTCAATCTTGGCAATAGCCCACTTGTTAGCGCCAGCTATCTCACCTTGGTTGATTTGTCGGGGAGGTGCTTGGGTCAAGAAGAACTTGAATCGCTCTGTAAGAACTTCAAGCATCAAGTTGGCTGATGCTTCGGTAATACATCCGTTGCGGTGAGCTGCATTTATCTTGACAAGTTGCTGAAGCAACCAGCCGTGACGAGACTTAGGCACACCGTTGGATGGCTTTACTGAGCTGAATAAGTTTCCAACCCAGTGGCAGTCTTGGGTAGCAAACTCCCACTCGTTGTGCTCCGAAATCTTATCAAAGCTGTCAGGCATAGTGACAACGCTTGCAAAACCGTGAGCAATTAGAATCTCGTGAATCTCTTCGTAGCTAAGTGGTCTCCAGTTGTCTGGGAAATCTACACGTACTTGTACTGGATTAGCCACATCCTTGTGGTTAACGCTGCCAGGCGCTCTGAAGATACGGGGCAGGTCGAACACCGAGTCAATCTGCCCGCCTTGTGAAGCAGCCAACCACCGAACGAATGCACCCCAGCGCTGAATAAGCCCCGCTGACTGCTCTTGGGTAAGTTCTTCTTCGGGGTCAATCGCCCAGTATGGCTGTAGCCCATGCCCCGAATGTACAACAGCAGTAGGAGAGACACCAATGAGACTTGTAAGCAAGTCGATAAGTTCTTTAGCTGATGCTTCATTCTGGATACCACCTTGCTTGTAGTCAATGTCAATCCATACTGCAGCGAGCCTGGTGATGTCCTCAGCACGTGCTCGAAGTTCTGCATCGGATGGGTTTATCTCAAACCATACGTTTGCGTTGAGGTCGTTCAGTGCCTCGACAACTATGTCGGCGTGCTGAACCTTGGTCTTCTTAACTCTGAAGCCTTGCGTGGCTGACTGATAGCAGACCGCTAGAGATTCGTCAGAGTTTCTTCCAAGTCGCTCTAGTAGCTCTTGGAATGGCTTGGTGATAGCCATGTCATCCTTTCGTAAAGATTGGTGGGAGCCCAGTATTATCCGTTCATAACACTGGGCTCCCTGTGGGGGTGGACCTAGAAGGTATCGAGCACTGAGGCTACGGAGTCTTCAGAGACTCCCATTGTCTCAGCAATCTCGCTAGCCACAAAACCAGCTGATGCTAGCTTCTGGGCCTTCTCTACCTGTGCTGCAGATAGTTTAGCACCAGATGCTTTACCTGCCGATGCGACAGGCTTAGCGCCCATGTCACCTAGCAATGCGTCTACATCAGGGTTTGATTTTGAGGGGGTGACCTCAATAGCGTACAGCTTTACGTCGTTGTAGCGCTTGTTGCTGGATGGCTTGGTGCCAGTGAACTCAATAGCGAACTTGAATCCCTTCTCCAGCTTGTCGATACCCTTGGCTTTCATCTCAGCCTTTGCAGCCTGAAGTTTCTGACCAAATAGATAGACACGGCGAGTGCCGTCATCTTCGTCTAGTGATGGGTCGTTGTAGTCGGTAGCAATCGTCACTTCAATCTGAAGCTTTGGCTTGCCGTCGTCCCAAAACTCTAGTTTGTTTGGGTCGTCATAGTTTCTAACCTGAACAGTTCTCAGGTCGGTGATAGTACCCTCAAAGCGGGTGCCTACTTCAACATCCTTGAAGGATAGTGAAGGAACAGACTTTGTTCCCAATAGGGAGTTTGGGTCTGGTAGTGCCTCATTGTATTCAACCATGTGATTTATTTACCTTATCTTGTTTTTAGTGTTTATTAGATTAGCGATGATACATCGCCTTCATCCTGCTGTTCATACTTTTTGCAATCCCAGCAGAAGGAAGCTTTTGGTTGTTTCTCGATTACTGCATCCCAGCCAACTAGCTCAGCTGCATCAATCATTATCTCTAGCTCTGCTAGAGCTTTCATAGCCAGCTCTTCATCGTAGCGAAGCATCACTACTTGGGCTTCTGGCAAATCTTTATCTCTCGGTAAGAAGGACAATGCGACATGAGTCACATCGAAGCCTTTCTTTTTCCATCCGAGGCCGTAGAGCATCGCCTGGACACGATACTGGTTCTTTATCTTGCCCTGCGTTGCTTCTTTAATAGCACGCTCACCAACAACCTTCCAATCGTTGACGACACCAGCTTTATAGGCAAACATGTCGCATGAGCCAGCAAGTTTTAGGTTCTTGTATTCGTGAACAAACAATCTCTCTTCGAGTTTGTAGTCATCAGCCCAGCGTGCAAAGCCAAGCTCAAGCTGTTCATGGACAGCAGTGCCAATAAAAGGAAACCATGAGCCATCTGGCGTGCGAGGTTTCTCAGCAAGTTTACGAGCTATACACTTACGGCAATCCATACCGACCTCGCTGATACCGATAACGGTTTGTCTAGCTCTGTCGGTGATGAATAGTTCTGGTATGCGTTTGAGCCACTGCTGTGCAGCATCATAGGCTTGCTTATCATTTGGATTGTAGTCGCTTGGCGCTACATCAAGAATCTTTACTGGCATTACGTCTCCTTAGGTAAATCACTATACTACTACCCACCGACATTCTCGATGGTAAATACTCCAATAACCGACTTGGAGGCGTGCCTGAGCAGGTAGTTCTTGCCATCGCCTGCAGGGTCCCAACGGTAGTCAATTAGCCCTAGATTGATGCCTTCCTTGGTTGCCTCGGTCTCGATAACTTTGACAACATCAAAGATGCTATCGCCGTAAAACTGAATCGTCGGTATCTTGGTGTTAGCTCCTAGCCGTTCAAACTTGATTTTCGTTATCATCTTCATCCTTTCTTATTAGGTTTATTATGTTGCGTGCAAAGTCAACTCCACGGGTGCCGTCCATCATCGCTCTTGTAATCTTGTAGCGTTCTGATACTCGTTCAGCGATTGCTTGGTCAATCGTGTCCTTGGCGATTAGATTCCAAATCGTGACATGGTGCATGTTCGATGCACGATGAACACGGTCCTCAATCTGTTCAACTCTGTCGGGGTCATAAGGTGAATCCAACATAATCAAATCGTCTGCAGCGTCGAGCGTGATGCCGACACCCATGGAGCCTGATAGCAATACTATGCGAAGAGGTGATGCCTTGTCTTGGAACATTCGCTGTATTTCATCACGCTTACCCGATGGCACGCTACCATCAAGGATTGCTGACTTGATTCCTTGGAGAGCCAGCTCCTGGTGAAGCCAGTGCAACACCATCGAGAACTGTGAAACGATTACGACCTTGGCTTGGTTGTCAGCCATCTCATCATGCTCGATGAAGCCTCGCTCACTTAGCCACTCAAGCAACCACTCAAGCTTCGATGACTCGCCACCAATCAGCGGTGTCATTGTGTCATCAGCGGGCACCCAACTACAGGTAGCTAGCTGGCGGGCACGAATAGCGAACACCATAGCCTCGGAGTTGTCTCGCTCCTCTACCTTGGCATCGAATACTGCACGCTTGGTTTCTGCTTGCTTGTCAAAGTATGCAGTCTTCTGTGCCTTAGATAACTCAAGCTCAACATCGATGTATCGCTTAGGTGGAAGCTGTGGCAATACTTCTTGCTTGGTGCGACGAATCATCATCTGCTTGTCCTTCTCAGTCCAAGTAGTTCGTGAACGCAATGCACCCACCATCTTGACTGTGCGATGACGAGCAACCTTCTGCTCATACATTACGAAGTTCTTCTCCAACCAATCCCACTTGCTTGTTTCAGTCTTCCAAGGGTCAAGGAATAACCATGTGCCGTATCTGTTCTCAAGCTTGCCTCGGTCAGGTGTTCCTGAGATTGCGATACGCATAGCATCAGCGTTGTAAGGTATGCGTTTCAATCCTCGCCAGAAGTTAGTCATGCTTCTTGGATTCTTGATTGGCAATACCATGTGCGACTCGTCAATGATTACAGCATCGTAGTCAATGTCGACAATGTTAGAAACTCTAAGCTCTTCCTTCGGTCTATCGATTGCGTTGTGGTTAGCAAGCACAATGTTTACGCCCTCGGATACCTGCCCCATAGCCTTTATCTTCTGAGGTGCTGTGCCCTTGGACACATCAATCAGGTTTACTTCGTAGCGAGGCATCACGAATCGTTCGATGCTATCTCGCCAAGTTGTCTGAGCGTTGATGATAGGTGTCAGGATAAGTATGTTGCTTGGCTTGCTAAGTAATCCTGCAAGCTCCAATGCTCCCAATACTTCTAGTGTCTTACCCAATCCTGGCTGGTCAGCCAGCAAAATGCGTCGCTGTTCAGCTATCCGTTTGGAAGCTTGCTTTTGATAGTCAAACAGCACATCGTCATACAGCACCACAGTCCTTGCAGGTCGGTGCTACTAATTCTTCATCACGCTCGGAGTCGTCATACCAAGCATCGCAAATCTCGCATCTGAACATTAGTCGCCCTCGTTTTGCTTCTCACGCATACGGTCATACTCGTAGTCGCAGACACAGCGACCATTGCACGATGCACACATGTCGTTCTCTTCTTTTGGTTCGTTGCAGGTGCAAGTGCTTACACGCTCACCGCAGGTGTTGCAAGGCGGTAGGTGTATGTCATCTACATACCGCAATGAGCCCTCGCTCTGCTTTATCCATACATAGGTCATTAGTTTCTCCTGTCATCAAATGGGTCGTATTCTTTTGCTGGGTGTTCGCTTGGTGCAAATCCGATTGCTCTGTCTAAGTCTCCTGGGCTACCATGTATCGCTTGTATCTCCTTCTCAGGTGGATTACAAACATGATTGCTTCTCCATGACTTGACAGATGCGAGTGCGTTAGGAAGAGGTGCGTCGGTTATTTCCATCTCAGCACCACAACTACACCTCTCCCTAACACTTGGCATTAGTGAATCGTCAGCCTTGTTTTGCTACTACGCTTGTAAAGCTCTGGGTAATCAACAAGCGGGAAAGTTTCTTTGACGACATCGGTTTGCACCGCTGTTTCACGCCAGCGAGCAATGCTCGCAACCTTGGCACCGTGAATGTGTAGCTCGTCCTTAGCACCGATGGCATCTTTGATGATGTCCTCGATAGCAGTCTTACGAGAGGTGAGCATCTTGATTTCATCAACGATGCCCTGTCGCTCTGCTAACAATTCGTTAGCGAGAATCGGGTCTGTTGCTTCAATAGCGTTCTTGTTCTCTTTAGTTGCTTTCGGGGCTCCCGTAATCAACTTAGCTTTAGCATCTGCTACAAGCTGTTCATACTTATCTGACATTTGGTTTCTCCATTCCTTCGATTATTTTGGTTAGCCTGTCAATGTGTACTAAATCATTGCCAGACTTTGTTGCTGTTTCATACTCTACTTTATACATACGACCCATACTTGAGGGGTAGATACTTAGTAGGATTCCATCTTTGACCCAATCATTAGTGCCTTCCTTGAGCCACTTGTTATAGGTCAGGCTATCCGTAAGGTGCTTAGGAAGCTTCAAAATAGGTCATCTTCAGGCACATGATGCCCCATAAAGTCGCCAGCCCATAAGGCATGGACAAACTCATCAAGGGGCTCCATACTGCCTTGGAAGTCCTGTAGGGCGTTAGCAATCATTGCTTCCTTGCCCTCCTCGCTGTGCCACTTGTAGACATTGCCTAGCCCTGTGCCGTAGTTCATGACATCACAGATTAGATTCTGGTGATTGTCAAAAATCTGGGCTGTCCAAGCAACACCATCAAAGGTCATCATCTCGTCCACATGCTTGTATTCGTAGCTCATTTGAGTATCTCTCTCATCTCGTTAGCGAATAGGTTGAATGTGGTTGATGTGGTAAAGGTTGTCAGCACAGCTAGGAATAGCCTATCCTGCTCAACAAATTGGTGTGCCATTGGGCTAAATAGCACAGCCATCATGGCTCCAGCTGAGCCTAGGAAAGCCAGACCAAAGGCATACAAACCTAGCGTGTCGGGATACTTTAGTGGCAAAGCAGGTTTATTCTGATACGGCAGGGGTGGTTCCCTGTATTCATGATGTGTTCTCATACTCATTATGTTTCTCCTTTCGGTGAGGGGGGCTGGGTTTTCTCAGCCCCCTTTATTATTTGATTTCTTCTACGCCATCGCTGTCAATGATGAATACTCTGACATCTATGCGATTCAGGTTCTCTTGGGTCATTCGCCTTGATAGGCGTTTGTGGATACGCATAGCTGTTTCAAGCTTCTCGCTCTCAGGTGCTTCATCAAGTTCGTTGAACTCTCTGCCTGTCCAATCTTCGGTGCTAAAGAAAGCAATGTCGCCTGAGCCGTATGAGCCATCTTCGCTCACCCACAAATCAACATTGTTCATTTCGTATTCTGTCTTTCTATACATACGCTTCTATCTCCTGTTTCGCTAATTCCCACGCTTCTTTACAAGCATGGCGGTGGTTGTCAAATACTGGTGAATCTGGTGAAAGTTCTTGGCTATCCCAAACCTCAAACCAAGGACTGTCAATGACTTCTAATTCGCCATTGTCAATCTCCTCAGCTAGCAAGGTGTCATCGGTGTAGCCAGCTTTCTCTAAATCACTGGTGTATCGGTAAACATCACCAGTAGTCATGTTGTTTATTCTCATGTAGCCGTTCCTAACAACTTCATAGCGACCATACTTGGCAACTACCTCAAAGCTAGGTGTGTTTACATAGAACATAGCGTCCTGCCTATACAAAAGTCATCTCCAGCTCTTCCTTGTAAAGCACAGACCAGACAACGCCGTTAGCATTTCTGATTTCCACTCGGCTGACACTCGGAGTTTGAGCTAAGTCTTTCTTGAACACTTGCCAAGCAAGCTCAGTCATGCCACATTTCATTTCAGCACCGCTATCAAAGACGATGTTTACTTCTAACTCAGTCATCTTCACCTACTAATGCGTTTACTCTCAGCTCGATGTCCTGTGCTACCTCTGCTAAAACTTTTAGCTCAATGCTTATCAGGTCAAGGGCTTCCATTATTTTGTCTAGCTCTGTGTTGCTGTTATCTAAATTACACATTGTTATGCCTCCACTTTTGGTCGTCTGTCAATGTTGATTAGGTATCCCATAATCATGTGTCCTGTTGAGATGTCTAGTGTGCGGTCAAGCACCATAGCGTTTAGTAATGACTCAAAGGCATACTGTTCATCACGTCTGCCCTTGGCATAGGCACTAAGCCTGTCCTGCGGTATCTGTCGTTCTGCTATCTGGTATCCGATGTCAAACATAGCTAACCTCGCTTAGTATGCGGAAATCCTCAATGCCCTCAGGTCGCTTAGCTAATTCAAGCTCTTCTTCATTGGTGAAGTAGAAGAACACTCGTTCATCTTCTTCTAGTTCTGTCCACTCACCAATGCCAACTAAGGCTGTGAAAGTGCGTTCTGGCATGTCATGCCATTGGAGCTCTACATTTGTGTATCTGATTGTCATTATGCGTTCTCCATTCTTGTTGGTTTATCTACTTCAAGGGTGTAGTTCTTATCTTTGTTCTCAAACTCAGGCAGGTCATCAAAGCTAAGATTGCCAGCCTCTACTTCATCAAGCATTTCTTGGGCTTTCTCAGCGTTCTCAGCCTCAAACCAGCCCTTGTAGGTAATAGTTTCGTCATACCAAAACTCGTAGATACCCATTATGCGTTCTCCATTTCTTGGTTTAGTTTGTCCCATAGTGCTTCTTGGGCTTTGGTGTATTCCTGTGCGTGTTCATAGTTTGCTTCCCAGTCCTCAATCTCGGTGTTCCAGACCGAGCCCTCATAGAACTTGTGGTCAGTTGTGTCATAGTCAATGAACATCTTGCCGTCCTCTACAACGACAACGAAGTGGTGCTGTAATGCCATTATGCGTTCTCCATTTCTAGTTTGTTTTCTGGTAGTGATAGTAGGAAATCTGTTATGACATCAGGGCAGTCATCAGGCATAGCCGTAGCGTCTAGCCAGTCATCATAATCAGTTAGGGGGTAGTGGTTGATGTATAGGTCATCAAGCAGGTATTCCATAGCCTTTAGGTCTTTTGGAAAGCTAAGGCGTAAGGCGTGT